CATTGCTTATCGCTGCAACCGTTGGCACTTGGGCGTATTTTGGTGTTATTGAACGCCTTAACACTATAGAGAATAAAATTCTGTTGATGGAGACAGATTTAGGCATGAACACAGAGTTTCGCATCAAATGGCCTAGAGGTGAAATGGGGAGCTTACCCGCTGATTCTGAACAGTTTATGCTAATAGAGCATCTGTCAGATCAACTTGCAAAACTACAAGAACAGATAGACGAAGGTCGCGCCCCACATGATCAACAACAAAAACTGACTTTAGATTTTTTTGAAAAACGACTTACAAATATAGAAGGACAAATTGAAAAGTTAAGGAATGGGCAACGTGGTAACTGAAACAATCACATTGATACTCTATATGGGCGGTGATGTTGCAGAGCATACAGCGTTTGAAAAAATATCTAAATGCCTAAAGACCAAGCGAAAAATAGAGAGAAACCTATATAAGAAATCAACAGCGGTTAGGTATGCTTGCGAAAACAAAACCGTTGTAATCGAGAAGAACGAAGACGGCTCAAATTATATCGTGAGGATAATAGAATGATACAGGCACTGATTGGTCCTATATCTTCTCTAGCTGGCACATGGCTAGAGGGTAAGGTTGAAAAGACAAAAGCTGAAGCTGGTGCAAAAGTAGCGAAAGCCAAGGCAGAAGCTGTCATTATGGAGAAGAAAGCCACGGGAGAGATCGACTGGGATCTTAAAATGGCTGACGCATCTGCAAATAGCTGGAAAGACGAATGGCTTACCATTTTATTTTCGGTTCCGCTTATCCTAGCCTTCTGCGGAGATTGGGGCAGGCAGATCGTAGAAGATGGTTTTGTTGCTTTACAGGCCATGCCGGAGTATTATAGGTACACATTGGGAATCATTGTATCGGCTTCATTTGGAACCCGTGCAGCAACCAAGTTTTTTAAGAAATAGGAGTTTTTAATGACTGATCCAAGAATTATTGAATTAGAAGAACTTGAAAAGTTTGGTAGTGAAGATGCTAAAGAGCTTGCCGAGTCTGATCTTTTCAAAGAAAGAGGCAACGATTCTGATGATGATGTTAAAACTTTTGTAGGCGGCGGTATGACTAGTTTTCCTGATTTGACAGGTGATGGAAAAGTTACACAAAAAGACGTTTTAAAAGGTCGTGGTGTAAAAGGTTTTAGCAAGGGAATGAGCGTAGATGCACCTAATATGAGTCGAGGTTGTGGTGCCGTTGTAAGAGGTAAAAAGTTCGCAGGGACATTTTAATTGTATAATGGATGTTGCAGACTTCGCAAAACATGTTTATAAGTTGTTAGCACAGCGAGAGGAACAGATCGCTGACATGTTGACATCTGGTGGTGTTTCAAACTTTGAACAGTACCAGCGGTTGGTTGGAGAAGTACAGGGACTTGTCTATGCCAAGGAAGAGATCAAAACCCTGCTGGAGAGAAACATAGAAGATGGCGAAGACATTATACGTTCCTGACCATATCGCAAAGTCTAAAGCAAAAGAACCTGTATCAACAGAAGCCGCCTATGTGGAGGCTGAAAAACGAGTTTTAGACCCCAGCTTAGTAGACAAATCTTTGAAAGAACGCCTGCCTCAACCAACTGGTTGGAGGATACTTGTCATGCCTTATCAAGGTAAGACGAAGACAGAGGGCGGCATCATAATTCCCAATGAGGCACGAGAGCGTGAGGCATTAGCCACTGTGGTGGCCTATGTTTTAAAGCTAGGGCCTTTGGCGTATCAAGATCCTAACAAATTTGGTGACAGTCCTGAACCTTGGTGTGAAGAGGATCAGTGGGTGTGCATTGGCAGATATGCAGGGTCCAGGTTTAAAATTGATGGCGGTGAGGTTCGCATAATCAATGACGATGAGGTCATTGCTACGATCCTTGAGCCAGATGATGTGAAACATGTCTAAGGAGGCGGTATTGGCAGAGGCTGAAGCACAAGTTGTTGAAGAAGAGAATGTAGAGATCACAATTGATGAGTCTGCTGACAAAGAGCCTGTTCAACAGGATTTAGAGCTTAATGACAAGCCAAAAGTTGCTGTTCAAGAAGATTCAGAGGGAGAGGAACTGGATAACTACAGTAAAGGTGTTCAGAAGCGGATAAAGAAACTTACTGAAAAGTACCGCTACGCGGAGAGAGATAAAGAAGAAGCTGCCCGTATTGCAGACGTTCTTAAAAAAGAGAACGAAGATCTAAAGTCTCGTCTAACAAATCTAGATCAAGGATACTTGAGCGAATACGGCACCCGCATTGATTCTCAGTTAGATACTGCGAAAAGAGCCTATCGTGAGGCTCATGATCGCGGCGATGTTGATGCAATGTTTGATGCTCAACAGGCTTTATCTAAGATTTCCATAGAACAAGAACGCTTTCGATTAGCAAAACAGCGGCAAGAACAGCAAGGTGGACAACCTGTGCCACAACAACAGGCTCAACCCGCCGCGCAACAACAGGCTCAACCTGCTGCACAGCCAGATCCAAAGGCGCAGAAGTGGGCTGAAAAGAATGAGTGGTTTGGCGAAGATGAGATAATGACCCAAGCCGCTTTTGTTATTCATAATAAACTTGTGACCGAAGAAGGGTTTGACCCAGACGGCGAAGAGTATTATGATGAGTTGGATTCCCGTTTAAAATCTCGTTTTCCAAATGAGATGGGGGGAAAACAAACCGGAGGAAGTACAAGGGTCGCCTCGGCTGATACTTCCGCTTCCCGCAGTTCAAAACAGGGGCGCAGGACCGTCAAGTTGACACCGTCACAAGTAGCAATGGCTAAGAAACTTGGTGTTCCACTTGAAGAATACGCTAAGTATGTAAAGGACTAAGCTATGAGTGACACAAGACAACCACGGTCTACCGAAACCCGCGAAAAGACATCGCGCAGAAAGCCTTGGGCACCGCCCAGTCGTTTAGAAGCACCTGAAGCACCTGACGGATATAGGCACCGTTGGATCAGAACAGCCCTTAGAGGTGATGAAGACAAGATGAACGTCCATGCGAAACTTCGCGAAGGATGGGAACCTGTCAGAGCCGATGAGTATTCTGGATCCGATTTTGCTGTTATTGAAGATGGTAATCACGCAGGTGTTATAGGAAACGGCGGGTTAATGTTAGCAAGGATCCCTGAAGAGACAGCGCAGGAAAGAACCGCATATTACCGTGATCGGACACGCGAACAAATGACTGCTGTGGATCAGGACTTAATGAAGGAACAACATCCTTCGATGCCAATCACTAATGAGAGGCAAAGTCGTGTAAGTTTTGGAGGTCGCAAAGGCGGCTCCAATTAAACCATAGTGAGATAAGGAGTTATTCTCATGGCAAACACCAATGGAAGTTTCGGCTTGAGGCCGTATGGGATGCTGGGTTCAGCACCTAATTCCACTGGTACGACTGAGTATCGCATTGCATCTAATAACTCTAACCCGATCTTCCAAGGCATGGCGGTTATCCCGATTGCTGCCGGAGTGATTGATGATCTACAAGCTGCGGCTGGTGGATCAGTGTCAATCGTGGGTGTGTTCAACGGATGTGAGTATGTCAGTTCTACCACTGGAGAAGTAGTTCGTTCTAACTTCTGGCCTGGCTCTGGCGCGGATGCTAATTTCCCCGTTAAAGCCTTTTTGTATGATAATCCAGATCAACTGTTTACTATTGCAACATCTAATGTGCAAACCAGCAACGACACCGAAGCTGAACTTCGCACAGCAGTGTTCTCTAATATTCAGATGGCAACTGGTAACAGCGGTTCTACCACTACAGGTATTTCCTCTGCTACTGCGGATTTGAATACTGTCGCTACCACCAATACACACGCTCTGCGTATTATGGGAATCCTTGATGACCCAGAAAACTCAGACTTTACTGTTGCTGGTATCCCGTTAATCGTTCGTATAAACAACCACTTCAATGCTCCTACGGGTAGCATTGCACAGGGCACTGTTTCTACGACTGGCGTATAAGGAGGCTCAGTTATGGCTATTTCTCGCGCACAACTGGCGAAAGAGCTGGAGCCTGGCCTAAATGCTCTATTTGGAATGGAGTATGACAGGTATGAAAACCAGCACGCCGAAATTTTCACCACCGAGTCTTCAGATCGTGCATTTGAAGAAGAGGTTATGCTTTCTGGCTTTGGAGCTGCTCCCACTAAGGATGAGGGTTCTGCCATCAGTTTTGATGATGCCAACGAAGCATTCACCGCTCGGTACAACCATGAAACCATTGCCTTGGCATTTAGCATTACTGAAGAAGCAGTCGAGGACAATCTTTATGATCGTCTCTCAAGCCGCTACACTCGTGCTCTTGCCCGTTCAATGGCACATACCAAGCAGGTCAAAGCAGCCAGCATTCTAAACAATGCGTTCTCGGCTGGTGCGTTTGCTGGTGGTGACGGAGTTGCATTGTGTGATGCATCTCACCCATTGACAAATGGTAACACATTCAACAACGAGCCAAGTACTGCCGCTGATTTGAACGAAACCTCTCTTGAGGACGCTCTGATTAGCATTGCTGGTTTTGTTGATGAGCGTGGTTTGAAGGTTGCTCTACGCGGAATGAAACTTGTTGTTCCTCGTCAACTACAGTTTGTTGCCGAGCGTCTGATGGTTTCAAATCTTCGTGTGGGTACTGCTGACAATGATGTCAATGCACTTCGTTCAATGGGTATGTTGCCTGACGGTTATGCCGTTAACGACTTCCTTACTGATACGGATGCATTCTTCCTGTTGACAGATGCTCCTCGTGGATTCCTCCACTTTGAGCGTGTTCCACTGTCAACACAGATGGAAGCAGACTTTGACACAGGTAACATGCGCTTCAAGGCTCGTGAGCGTTACAGCTTCGGCTTCTCCGATCCTCGTTGTGTATTCGGTTCACCTGGTGCATAAACCCTAGTCCTCCATACTGGGTTAAAGGGCGGCTTTTTAGTCGCCCTTTTTTGTGTTATGATACTTTTGTATCTTACGCATTGTTGAGATATCAAATCCTCCCTTAACTCGGAGCCGTAGTAATTGCGGCTTCGTTTTTTTTCGTGTATGCTGTTTTCATCCTGACAACTGCATGGTGCGGTTGACACTAGCCACGACAGGAGACTTAAATGGCTACTACTACTTTCTCTGGTCCTATTAAGGCCGGAACTATTAAGAACACAACAGGCACGACTTTAGGCTCAAACATTGCTAACGTTGGTCAAGTTGTTATGGCTCAGACATTTTCAGCAGACTTATCGGGCGGTGCTCTAGCTGCTCAAGTCACTGACGTTGTTATCCCTGCAAACTCTCAGATTATTGACTGTGTGATTGACATCATTACAGCAGCTAACACTGGCA